CCCGCTCGCTGCATAATGCTTCCGGGCTCTCCCATCGTGGGTAAGCGGCGCGCTTCCGATGGGCGGATGAGTGCCTAGCATTGTCAAGCCATGACCGCCCTACCGAGGAATAACAATGGCCACAGGCAACGTCTTGTCAATCCGAGGCGGCGGCTATCCGCAGGGCGGCTCGGCGGCCGGCCGCAATGCGCCGATTGTTGATCCGCAGGAAGAGGACAAGGAAGGTTTTTGGCCGCTGGAAAAATGCATCAACGCATACACGACATACCTCGACAACAAGACGCTGGAAATTCAGGAGCAACAGAACGCGCGACGCTATCGCCATGGCGCGCAATGGACACCCGACCAGATAAAAACTTTCAATGAGCGCAAGCAGCCGGTGGTGACCTACAACAAGATCGGCCGCAAGGTTGACGGGATCGTCGGGCTGGTGGAACGGCTCAAGCAGGATCCCAAAGCCTACCCGCGCACGCCGCAGCACCAAGCCGGTGCCGATCTCGCGACTGCGGTGCTGCGCTATCTCATGGATCGCAACAAGTGGAACGAGGTGGCGCCGCTGGTGAACGAGGCGGCGGCGGTGGACGGGCTAGGCGGCATCGAGCTCGACCTCAAGCCGATGCCACCACCGAAGCAGAACGGGCAGGGCATGATGCCGGGGATGGGCCACAACGGCGGCCCACCGATGGAGCCCGACTATGATGTGATCTTCGGACCCGTCGATAACGACGGGTTTTTTTATGACCCGCGATCGTTCAAGCATGATTTTTCCGATGCGCGCTACATCGGCATGGGCAAGTATGTCGATGAGGAATTGATGGCCGAGCTTTTGCCCGGCATGGAAGACGACATCAAGGCAGCGTGCGATAGCTCGCTGGAATTGACCACGAATTCCGACCGCGACACCAGATGGTTTCAGAGCAACGGCGATTTCAAGCAAGTCAGGCTTGTTGACATTTGGTACAAGTCAAAGGGCGGGTGGAAGTGGGCGTTATTCACTGGCTCCAAGATATTGATGCAGGGCAACTCACCGTTCTCTGATGAGAACGGCAAGCAGTTTGCAAAATACCTGATGTTTTCGGCGCAAGTGGATCACGACGGCGACCGCTACGGCTTTATCCGTAATCTGCAATCGCCGCAGGATGAGGTTAACCAGCGCCGCTCGAAAGGGCTGCACGAATTGAACAACCGCCGCATCATCGCCACCAAGGCGGCGGTGGCCGACACCAACGTCGAGAAACTGCGGCTAGAGGCGGCACGCGCCGATGGCATCGTGCTGGTGAACACCGGGCTCGATGATCTGCGCTTTGACGATCAGGCCAAGCAGGCCCAGATCATGGGCCAACTCGAATTCATGCGCGACGCTGCACAGGAAATCGAGAACTTCGGGCCTAATGCCGCAATCGCCGGCGGCGATGTGGGCAAGGGCTCGTCCGGCCGCGCCATCGCGCTGTTGCAGCAAGCCGGCATTGCCGAGCTTGGGCCCTACATGACCAATTTGCGTTCATGGAAAATCCGGGTGTACCGCTCGCTGTTCAATGCCGCGCAGAGCTATTGGGTCAATGAGCGATGGATCCGCGTCACCGACGCGCAGGGCAATCCGCAATTCGTGCAGATCAACGCCATGGTGCCGGGGCCCGATGGCATGCCGCAGATGCAGAACGCGATCGGCGAGCTTGACGTTGACATCATTCTGGATGAGGGCCCCGACACCGTTACGCTGATGCAGGACACCTACGACGCGATTTCGCAGGCGCTTCCGGCGGTGGCGCCGATGCTGTCGCCGACCAAGAGCGCGGCGGTGATGGATGTGCTGATCGAGACTTCGCCGCTCCCGGCCGATGTGAAAAAGCGGTTCCGCGACGCCGGCAAGCAGGAGCAGACCCAGCCCGACCCGAAGCAAGCGGAAGCGCAGGCCAAGCTGCAACTGCAGCAGCAGGAGGCGGCCGCGCGTATTGCCTCTGACCAGCAGGCCGCACAATCGCAGATCCAGATCAAGCAGCAGACGGCGGCGGCCGAGATGCAGATCAGGCGTGAAGCGGCAAACCTTGAGATGGAGATCGAGCGCGACAAGGCGCAGAACGCCATTCAGCTTGAAATGTTCAAGGCCGGGCAGCAGGCACAAGCGCAGCAGAACGAGGCCGCGCTGGAACTCGCCACCGGCCACAACATCACATCGTAATTTCGTCACCGGCGACGAGACAGCCGGGCGCACGGGCCGCGCACCAAGGGCCCGCATCGCACCGTCCGAGCGATATCGGGCGTTTCCGTACATGCCACGAAACGGCAGAGGATGAACCATGAGCATCGAGCAACCGCTCGGTGGGAGTGTTGGCGGCGACGCCACCACGATCACCGATAGACAGCTATTTGACCACGCCAACGCTGATCCGACACCGGCCACGCCGGCCCCGTCGGCACCGTCGCAACCGTCGCAAAGCCCGCAATCCACGGGTGGAGATACGGGAGCGCCGCCGCCGTCAACGCGGCCGGACTTGCAGCAACAACCCGAGCAGCAGCAACAGCCCGGGCAGCCGCGCGGCCCTGATGGGAAATTCGCTCCCAAGCCGCAGGAGCAACAGCGGCAGCCGGAGGATCATCGGGTACCGTTGCGCGAATTGCTGGCGGAACGCGACGCAAGGCAACGTCTGGAGGCGCACGCGGCAGAATTGACGCGGGCGGTGATGGAGTTGCAGCAGCGAACCGATCCCAACCGGCGAGCGCAACAGCCACAAGAACCGGAAACCATCTTTGACAACCCGGACCAGTATCTCAACGCCCGGGTGATGAACCCGCTGCGCGAAGAAGCGCGGCAATATGTGATGCAAGTCAAGGATGGGCTCTCTCGCGCACAAGCCAACAACGAATACACCCAACCTGTGGTGGATGCGGCGTTGGGAGCGATGGCGCAATTCCGGCACACGCCGCAAGGCAACTTCGTGTTTCAGCAAATCATGAACTCGGGGCATCCCTACGGCGAGTTGGTCAAATGGTACAGGCAAGTATCGGCGTATTCGTCAATCGGCGCCGATCCCGATGCGTGGCTGAAACAGCAGCAACAGAAATGGCTCGATGACCCCAACGCGCAACGCGCCATGATGGAGCGTATCCGCGCACGGCAACAGAACGGTGCTCAAGGTAATCCGCCCAACGTTCAACTGCCGCCCTCGCTTTCGTCGGTGGCGTCAACCGCCAGCCGCACCGAGGCGCCGGGCGATCTAAGCTCAAATAGCCTGTGGAGCTTCGCTAACCGCTAAACCCGGCCACGCTCTTGAAGTGAAAAACACCCGCCCTTCGTGGCGGGTTTTTCATTTCCGGGGATGGCCATAGCAAAGGGATCAATGGCCATGGCCATCTCCGATATCCAAACCAACAATAAACTGATCAAGTTCACCCAGCAGATCAACCGCGAATGGGTGCGCGAGAACATGTTCTCGCCCTACATGGGCGAGGATCTCAACTCCATCATCCGCAAGCGGATGGAGTTGAAAGCCGGCGGCGAGGTGATGAATATCCCGCTGGTCAGCCGGCTGCAGGGCGTCGGTGTCTCCACCGGGCCGCTGGTCGGCAACGAAGAGAAGATCGATGACTATGGTATGCGGATCTGGCTTGAGTGGATCCGCAACGCCGTGGCGACCACGAAGGCCGAGCAGCAGAAGGACAGCGCCGACATTTTCGGCGAGGCCAAGCCGCTGCTTTCGGATTGGCTCTCCGAGGTGACCCGCGACGAGATCATCGCGGCATTCATGGCGCTGCCAACGGAGAGCCAGCCGGCGGCAGGTGTTCGCGTCAATGGCATCCAGTACGATCTGGCAACGGCGGCCCAGCGCAATACATGGACGACAGACAACGCCGACCGCGTCCTTTACGGTGCCTCGACTGCCAATGCGGTGAGTGGCGTGCACGCGACCGCGCTCGGGCTGGTCGATGCCACCGCGGACAAGTTCACCGGCCCCAACCTGTCGCTGCTCAAACGTGTGGCGATGGGAGCCAACCCGCGTATTCGACCGTACAAGACGCGGAATGGGTACGAGTATTATGTCTGCTTTGCCGGGTTGAATACGTTCCGGGATCT